AAAATACTTGCCGACATAGTTATCAATATCACCAAGGAGACGAAGTCTCTCAGTCATAATTTCGGTATCTTTCAGTTCTGTAAAGTGGTTATCTTCCATGAAATCATAGTAGACATCCTGTTTCATCTTTTGCCATTCTTTACGGGTTGTGACACCAGTAAGAGCAAGATGAATCTCGAGTAATTCATCAAACATCATAGCAAATCTATTACGAAGGCGCTTGATGAATTTATTGAACTTTAATTCATCACGAGTAATTTCAGATGCACGACCAAGTTGGAACTGATTTTCTTGTTCCATACGGGCAGTAGGAACATTCAGTGACTTATAGAGTTTACGGCGGAAATAATCCACATCCTCCATCTCACCAAGATTCTGACCACCAGGAAGAGTTGTGATTTCAGTACCTCTGCCACCCTCACGGCGTGGGAGCCAGAAATCTTCAAGCATTGTCATAAACTTACGGTCGTCTCGTACCTCACCGGTAGATGCATCATATGTAAGTTTATTTTTGTGCTTGGTCATCATATCGCGAAGATATTGCTCGGCCTTCATTTTTGGAAGGTTACCAACATCAATGTAGAAAATGCGTCGTTCTGGAGCACGGGCAAGTCTGTAAATAACCACGGCATCCTCAAGCATACGAAGCTGATTGAGTGGTTTGATTGCCTTATGTAAATGAGAATAAATCATATTGTTACGGTTATCAAGAATACCTGAATGAACGTAACAAATAGAATCCTTTGCAATCTTTACACCTTGAGCCTGATTTGCTGTGGTAATACCTTGTGCATTGTATAGATAATATTCATTCGCACCTTTATATACCGTGACACCAGTTCTCTTATCTTTTTCCTTAATTGGCTCTTTAATCTTGCGGATCTTGCGAGGATCAATATATCTTAGATCCTTAATACCTGCACGTGGATTTTTTTCATCGATTACGATGTGATAGTAGAGTCGGCCATCAATATACCATTTGCGAAAAATATCATAGGCATTATTCTGGAAATCTAGCATATCATAGATTTCGTAGAAACTTTCTCGAATCTTTTTCTTTACAGATGCGCTGACCTCAAGTTTATCTAAAATAATTTCACAAGGCCCAGAATTTTCATCGACAACAATTGCCTCGTTTACAATATCTTGGATTGCATAATCACATTCTGGTTGAATTGACATCTCGCGATATTTAGTTACGAGATCACCTTCATTTTTTGCCTTGCCTTCAAGATCAACGTATGTACCATAAGCACCGCCAGGTGCAATTTCAATGGAACCATCCTCAATGGTTGGTGAAACAATTGATGGTAAGTTTTCTTGTTCTGATTCTGTCTTTTTTCTAGCAATAGTAAATCCAAAAAGTTCAGCCATTATGTTATCCTATGCTTAAAAATTGTATTTTGTTTATTTATAATGCTAAGATCATAAAAAAAGGGAGGCCGAAGCCTCCCTTTCCTAAAATATATAAGAATATTAGTTGATAGCAGCGCCGGGAGCAAGACCACCAGACTGTGTTGTCCAGTAATCAATGCTAAATGTTGCTGTATATTCTTCAATCGCATCTGTATTTGACCAATCAAGATCAATAGCTGCGATATTTGTTGGGAACATTCCAACAAAATCATATGTCCGTAGAATATCACCGGCCTTGCCATAATGAGTGACCTGAGCCTGTGATTTATAAACGGTGTTGAATACAGCTGATTGGTTACTTGTTGTTCCGTTGATTGCCTGTACCCATTCCTCGAGTGTACTACGAACTGAGAAATCCTCATCATTGATGATGGTGACTGTCCAATCTTCGTATGTACGGTTACCTGCAAATTTTACAGGCCGACCGAAATAGTTAGTGGTAATCGGCGTTAGAGTTGTGGCAGGAATCTGAGCAACTCGGCAAACAAACCGGAATCGCTCATCAGCACCTGCATTAATTGGGTTAGTCATTGTGACTTCAAAAAGTGATGGCCGAGCACCACCAAATGGCATATTACCCGTAAATTCGTTAATATTGAAAGCCATGTTCTTCTCCTAGATCCTTTTTACTATTTATAATCCAAATTAGAACTGACCAACAATTTCTTCAAACTCAACACCGGTGCGAACTGCAACGAAGTTAAGCTGAATGAAGTTGATTGACCGTGCAGGTTTAATGTAAATGTCGCCGATAAACTCGTTGCGATCAATAACTTCTGGTGTGTTATTTGTTTCATCACAAACAACTCGGAAGTCAAAGATACCACGGCGGCCTTGTACATCACGTAGGAAAGGCTCAACTAGATTACGGAACTGTGCCCGTGTAAATGCATCGTTGAACTCAAAGAGAGTAAACTTAGCAGATGTTGCAATGGCCTTTTCTAGGACAATGAATAGGCGGCGAACATTGATTCGGTCAAAGGCGCTTGGCTTAGCAAGCATTGTCTTATCACCGAATAGAATTGTACCTTGTCCTGGGAATGTTACGACTGGATTAATACCAGATTTATATAGTAGATCACGATCGGCTTTCTTTGGATTATAGGAAAGCTTAGCAACATTCTTAATATTACCACGATTGAAACCAGCTGGTGAATACCATGGATCACGTGTATTATCTGTACGGACCATAAGACCAGCGGTGTCGCCGTTCATTGGAACATAACGGTATACATCATTATACTTATCGTACTGATATTTCCAACCGCTATCAATTACACCATATGAAGATGATGGAAGTGTATCACGGAATGCAATGGCATCCTCGGCTTCCTTACCAGCATATGTGGAGTTATTGACCACGTCTGCAGATTCTGGTGAGAATACACCAATGCAGTCAAGGCGTGTTTCACAGATATTATTGATAATATGTGTGACTAGTGTCTGGTTTGAATCAGCACCAAGTATAAGTGAAACATCGACATCCTCAGCACTTTCAAACTTATTATAACCGTTAATAAGCTGTGCATTTGTTGGCGCCGCACCGGCAGAACCACCAGAGAGTGATACTGTGGTTGGAGTCTCTGATGTATTAGAGAAGGTAGAGGTAGCAGCGCCACCAGCTGATGTCATGTTATCGACATGTGATGCCCACCAGAGCCAACGTGACTGCTGGTTAATGACTTCCTTATAGTAATTACTTGTACCATTTTCTGTAAGAGCATCATTTGCTCTGGAAACAGCTGCCCAACGCTCTAGAACCTGACCACGAACGCCGGTAACTTCACCGTCCTCATCTACAACTGCGATGTGTAGTTCGTCACCGGAACCACCGTTGCGTGTTGCAAATGCCGATGTGCCTGGAGCTGCATCAAAGAAGTTGTAATATTCCCAACGACGTGTTACGTCGCCAGCAGTGGTTGTAAGTGATGCACCACCGATGTCGTTATTCTTTGGAGCAGTTACAAGTGTAATGGATGTACCATTTGCTGCAACAGAAGAAACCTGAACATTAAAGTTTACAGTAGAGTTTGCGGCAAGTAGATAATCACCTGCAACCACAATACTGCCAACGTTAGCACTGGTTGTAACAGTGGTGCTATCAGCTGTAAGTGTGAATGTTGGTGTGGTTACCGCATTTGAATATGCACCGGTAGATGCACAAACTGAAACCTTAAGTGAATTGCCCAGTGTGCCTGGATATTTTGCTACCCAGTCACCTGAATTGCTAACTCCTGAAGAGAAATTATTTTCATAATCATCTGAATTCTTTACAATGGTATTTGACCAACCATTGCCGTTAGCATTATTTGCGCTGTTAAGAACGCGTGAAACATATAGTGCATTACCATATGCTAAAAAGTTTGCAGCGGTAAACCATTCCTGGAAGTTATTGGAATCTGGCTTACCAAACTGTGATGCGAGAACATCCTCTGAATTGACTAATACTCTTGTATCTGCAGGTCCCCAATGAAAACGCCCAGCAATAGCACCGGTTGTTGTAGAAACAGCAGGGATAACCGTAGTGAGGTCAATTTCAGAAATGTTAACGCCTGGTGATACTTGGAAAGGCATTTTTCATTCTCCTCATTAGAAGCTGTTAAACTTTAGCATTCAACATTATTTATAAAAATGTAAAACTCACCATTTATTGCTATCGTCCAAGCCATTCCAAAACTCACCTTGTGTCATATTTATTATTCCCGTATTTTCCTCTGGAATGTGATCATCGATGAAACCAAACGGCAATACATCATCAGTGAGTAATTTATCACGTTCCTCCATTAATTTTTTTCTGAAATCAGTATCAGTCAATTCCTTAAAGAATTCCTGATTTGATGCCCATGCAAACAAAACCACACACATAATAAGGTCATCATGAGCACCTTGGTCAGCTTCGTATGAATTTCCTTTTTGAATAAAAGTAGACAATTCATTTACTAGATTAAAATCATTTAAATGAATTTTATGTTTTTCAATCATTGTTTTGGCTGTGGCACAACCAACTCGTTTTACTGCTTTTGTAGTTCTGACACCGCGTTGGACATTTGATGAAAAACCACCGCCTATTTGCTGTCCGCCACGGCCTTTCATTGTGGTATATATGATATTTTCATATTCTAGTTCATTTGCCAAAATATCAGCAATTTGCTGACCGTTATCATTAATTTCTACCAGACAAAATGATTCATTATAGGCCTTTGCAACATTATATACAACTTCCGGATATACAAGAGGTGAGATTACATTATTCTTATATGCAGCAACCACATTATAAGGGACTTCAGTGACATCAATTACAACAAATGCCGACGAATCAATACCTACACCTCTACTAGTATCTACTACAGTAAAATAAACGTGACTTGGATCGGGTTCAGCATATATATTTAAACTACCTTCATAATGTGATGACTGGGGCGTTTTAAATGTCATCGCCCTTAATGTATTTGGCGAAATAAGTGTATTGGATGAACCAATAAATTCAGCCTCGAACTCTTGCCGGAACTGGTCCTCGCTTGTGTTGGCAATTGTTTTGTCACGCCAATCATCATCTCTACCTGGTACATCCCACCAGTTTACTGAATAGTTTGCATATTCATTTCTCTTTTCAACAGAGTTTGTCCATATTTTATAAAATAAATCAAAACCATTCGGTGTGGATGTAATCACCACCTTTGTGTTTGTACCCGAAATAATTGTAGGATATACTGATGTAAAGAAATCATCCTGGATATTACGAGGAACGAAAGCAAATTCATCAAGATATAGGAAGTTGATAGAGTAACCACGGATGGCGCTTGATGCCGTGGATGATGCAATAATTTGACTACCATTTTCAAGTTCGATATTTGTCTTATTCCAGGCAACCACACCTTGCTGTAACCACTTCGGCAAGTTTTCATATGCCCTCTGAACTCTTGCAAGAATTTCACGAGCAGTAGAAAGTTTATTTGCAAGAATTGCAATGGTGTAACTGTCATTAAATAATACATGCCACAAAATAACTGCAGCAGATGTAGTTGTTTTACCAGCCTGACGACAAGTTTTAATTACGGTAAATCTGTTATCGGATATGGTTTGAGCCATTTCTTCTTGAAATGGATACATATCAAAATTTACTAGACCTTCGTCGAGTGAGATAATTTTTACATATGTTTGAATAAAATAATTTACATCCTTTGAGCATTTGATTACTTCTTCAACTTGCTCAGCCGTCCATTCAATTGGAACATATGCTTTTTTTAATAATGGATTTGCTAAATAATTTTCAGACATTTCTATTGACTTATCTCACAGCAATGATATAATAGGCCTTGAGCCTATTCATTGGTAGTATTTTGTTTAATTAACTTCTGTAGTTCAGATGT